AGACGGGGATATATCCTCGTTCGTGTTGCTTGACCACTCGGGATAATTAGATTGATTAAATGACATGTGATCTAAAAATCTCGATGTATAATTTTGAGCGCGATCCCTTTCGATCTGAACTAATGATAAAAGTTCCTCTGAACTTATTTCTGAAGAATTTTCTGACGTTCTTTTATAAACGCCCTTATTAGAAACCGTGAAAGGTGCTGACCTTAAAAACTCGGCTAATGCCAAGTGAATTAAAATCGGTTTAATGTAATTTTTTAAAAGAGTTAAGTAATTCCCTGTTAAGCTACTTGCTGAAATATCGGAGGATAATTTATTATATAAATCCGTACCAATTATTTGTTTTAAACTATGAACTTGTGCCAAGTGCAAACTCGGTACAATTTTATCACTATCAATATTCCCGTCTAAATAAGGAGCTTGTCTTACTATATCATTTTTCGTACAAAATAGAACTGTTGCCATTTTAATAATTAATTTTTTATCTCGGATTTAAAAATCCTTTATTTTTCATGTTTTTAGGTTTCTGTCTAACTTTCGTCTCTTCGCCTATTCTTTGAGGGGGTTTAAAGCCATTTTTACGAGCCTCCTCGACAGTTACGGGGCTTGTTAAAGGGGATTTTACATCTGGAGCAATGTTATCGCGGTACATGAAAGTTTTTCTTACCCAATAATGACCACAATTGCCACCACCTTTATATAGCCAAATACTATATTTATCCGTTCCACCAGGCCCCCAACCTTTGTTTACGATCAAATTTTCCATTAATAAAATATCTTCTTTGCGATAAAGCTTTCTTGCATTAACCATTTTTTGGCAGAATTCTCTAGAATTTATTTTACCAGTATCAGGGTCTTTAGAAAGCGTTAAAGGAGCGTATTGATAAAGCACTTTAAATTGAACTTTTTCACCGATTTGATCCTCTTTGCTTTTTGAATTCGGTCTTGCAACTCCCGTTGTTGTCGTTAATTTTATCATTTTATCAAGAGCCTCCTCATTATCATAATCAACGGCCCTTTCATCTACTAAATCATAATCTTTTAAATCCTCTTCATCAATAGCTAATTCATTTAAAGCATCAAAAACGTTATTGTCATCAAAAGCATGATTTAATTCAATAGATAATTTTTTACCCGTTTCCTCTTCAATCTCTTCTTTTGTTTGGTTTTCATCAACTTCAACGAACTCAATTGGAGTTAACGTTTGAACGAAAATATCAAGGGTAATCCCATTAATTGTTAAAATCTCTTTTAAGGCTTCAATTATATCATTTTGATAGGGTTTAATAACTACGTTTTCAAAAAGATTATGAGCGTTTTGAATTTCTTCAGAGTTTGAACCTAACCCTTGGTTTCCGTCTCTTATTCCAACTAATAAAGGCGAAGTTATTCGATGTCCTAATAAAAGTTTTCTTGTGCATTCTTCACTTATATAAGAATAAACATCGGCGGCATCACTGACAGAAATATCTTCAATAGTTGTTTTATTTTCGGGAGTATCTGAAAAACTAACGATAACTTTTTCTCCATTGCTACCCGTTAATTTATTCAAGATTTCATTTTTAATCATTTGTTGTTTCTCCGAAGATGGTACACCATTCGTGAAACTCACTAATTTGGTTCCCGAAAATGAATTTGAAACTTCATTCATGAGATACTCACTTATTTCACATTCTAATTTGGCGTAGTTTAAACTACCAACCCAATCTGGTGGTGAATAATAATGCATCCCAGGAATATGTCTTCTAATAATATAAATTTCATTTTTACCCCCTGATCCAAAAGTTGGAATTCTTATCAATTTATCCCCTTTTGAATAATCTGACCATTTAGGGTGATAATAATAAGCGTTTATTTTTCCGTTTTTATCGCATTTTTCCGCTCTTAAAGTTTCTCTATTAAAGTGAGATATTTGAGCAACTTTTTTTCCACGATAGGTTATTTGAAGTGCGGCCTCACCTAATAATTTAAGGTCAAGTGCCACTCTTTTAAATTCCTTGTCTTTAAATAAAGATTTGAATTTTGCATATTCGTTCGGTTTTCTATCGGCATCATGGCAGTGCAATCCTTTGCCAACGATCTGATTAACTACGCCCGTAATAATTGAATTTGAAGTCGGAGAATTCGAATAAGCATCAATTATTTCGTGGTAAAAAGAATTATCAGCGCCATAGCTTACGAAATCTTCTTTTGGGTCTTCAATAGCATCGGGCGTTTGATATGCTGATAATTCTAAAATGTGAAAATTATTATTCATAAACTAAATAATCGTTTGTGCTACTAGATTCGAAAGTATATTCATTGGTATTTACTGAATAACTAGAAGCGGATTGATCCGTTGCTAAAATTTTATCTCTATATAAAATCTCGTTTGTTGAAGTATTAGAAATTTCTAATGTATAAGTTTGATCTTTGTTTGCATCAAAGCCAAATGTTGCCGTATAAGTATAATAATATTTTAAAGCCGTAAATGAACTAACCGTTTGGTTATAAACCTCGGTGTTTTGTGCTTCGTTTTTAATTAATACTTTAAATATTGCACTTCCCGTTGGTGAATAAACTTTCGGGATAAAATTTAAAGTATGACTAGATTGTGTTCTGTCAAATAATACCATTTTATTATTGTATTAAATAAGTTGCCTTTTCCGTTTTAAGCCTTTTATTACTTTTTAAAATTTCTAAAGATTCTGCATCAATATCTTTGATAAAATCTCGTTCAGAAATTTCAATCCATTCATTTGAATCAAAAGATTTTTTTGTGATCTTATCTTCGTATTTAAATGGTTTAATTTTTTGTGATTCTTTTTTCTTTTTTGCCATAATTTTTTTAATTAAATTTTGTGTTTATTGGGGCGGATTTTTTATAACCCAACCCCAAACAAAACACAAAAAAGCATCTTAACTGTTCGTTCCAACAGTAATCGTTTCAGTACAATTCGTCCATCCCGCAGTTGGGTTAGATGAAGTTGCTCCGTCACAGAAATTCGGTGGTAAAACTTCTTCGGATTGGAATTCCATAACGTAACCGTTCATGTCACCCATGGCCCCACCAGTTGAAATAGTTGCGTTTGTTAACTCGCACCCGTGTTCTTTACCGATTAATAAAAAATTTGAATTCCTGTCTTCCACAATAATTTGTGGCCTACCGTATGCAAGGAGTTTCAGTTCCTTCATATCTTCTTTGGTCAATTTTGGAAGTGTCACAGAAAGCGTAGTAGAAAAAAAAGCGCTTCCGTTATCTCTAGAAGTTGTCGCTGTTGTTTCCATGGTATTGGCTGACCCTTTCAAATCATATTGAAAAAGTGTCGCCGTTCCCGTTGCGTCTGTAATTTCGTCATTTGATCCAAGGGTCATCGTGCCTAAACTATCAAAGTCAGTTATCCATATTCTAGAAATCCCACCTTGATTGTCTTTACAGTTTAATGCACGTCCTTTTGATAAATTACAAGCCATTTGTTTTTATTTAAAAATTAATATTCAGTTAAACTATTATGTATAATAAACGATTTCTGATCCGTTTACGATATTAACACCAGCACTTGCTCTTAAAACAAATCTTACGTTTTGAGAGCCATCTATTTTACTCATGTCAATAATCGATACTTGATTCATTTCGCTAAACAAAGAAGTTGAGAATATTAAGTTTGAGGCTTTTGTTGCAATAGCATCGTTTGTTGGCATACCTGGAGCGTGTAAAACTTTTACACCTTCGAAATATATTTCTTGTTGCCCTCTGTACCAAGTTGGCCCTTGATCATTGATACCCGCCGCACCAAGACCACTAGCACCGAATCCTCCTAAACTAGAAAGGTAGCACTTAAAAATGTTAGTTGATGCATAAATATAAAGGTCATCAGCGCCCCAAACGGTGTTTGGAATATCTGCAGTAATTTTACCTAACTCTGCAACGACGTTAGAACTTGTAACAGTTGTACCAGTTACGTCAACTACTGATGAATCCGCCGCCGCTAAAACAGTTATGCCGTCATAAACGCCAGTTGTTGCATTCGCACCTTGCCAAATGTTATTTTCTTGTGCCGCCGCAACTTTTTCGATTATATGTCTAACGACAAAATCTGATAAGTCTTTAGCGATTCCACTTTTGATTCCTTTCATTTGAAGAGATTCCCAAGTTGTTCTATAATTTTTCGAGCACAGCTCTAGGTTTACTTGAAATTCTTCAGGCTGTAATACGGCCTCAGTGGTTGTAAGTGTCCCAGTGGGTGTAAAATCACACGTGGCATCTTTTATAAGGTTAGCGTCACTAGCCATGATTTGAATTACTTCTTTTCCTTGAACGTTGTCTCTTATGTCAATTGCTCCAGAAGCGAGAGTTTTACCCGATAAAAGTGCCGCTTGAATGTATCCCGCCGCTTTTTTACCTGCGTAAGTATTATCTGTAAATGTATGGGTTGTTGCCATTTTTTAAAAAATTTAGTTTTTAGTTTTAATTAGTTATTATATTGTGAGATTATGTCGTGAATCAATTGTTGATTTGCTGAAACATAGTTCGCCGTAGCGCTTTTATTTGTTGATTCAGCTTCCGGATTGTGAGCAATTGGCTCAACTTTTTCCGCAACCTCTAATTCAACAGTCTCCGCTTCTTTAACCTCGATTTGCTTAACTTCAGAAAGTTCTTCTTTGACTTCTTCTTTTAAGTCTTCTTTTTTATCAATCATTGATTTTAATTCTTCAATCATTGATTTTAATTCCGTTAAATCTTCAATAGAAGCGAAAGTCGGTTCTTCAACCTCTTTGCTTGCTTCTACTTTTTCTTCAACTTCTTTTTCATCTTTTTTACCAGCTTCTTTAATTTCAGCGATTAAGCCTTCGTCAATTACTGATAAGATACGCGCATCTTCAAGTGTATATTCACCTTTTGGTAAAGCGATTAACTCTTTTTCTTCACCAAGGATAAACACTTCGTTCCCAGCAGAAAACTCATCAGCTTGAAGGCGTGTTCCGTTGTCTAGCTTTAATGTTGCTAATTCAACTTCCTTTTTTTCCGTACTCAATTCCATGCCGAGTACTTCTTTAATTTGATTTAATATCGCATTTGCTTTCATAATAATTAAAAAGATTATATAATATATACGTTTGACCCTTGAAAATCGGTCATATTTTTACACTTATTTTTAAGTGTTTCCTATCCCCTGGGCGTGCATTTCCCCTGTGCAACATTTACGATCATATGTACGGCCATCACGGCATAAACAAGCCCTATCCCCTCGAATTGGACTTGTTCGACTCGTAGTCGCGAGTTTTTTGTTTCTTTTATTCATCTTTTGATAATATTTCTTTGATCGTTTCAATAAGTTTATTAGCTTCAGCTTGTTCAACTAAAGTTTTATCTTTAGGCCGTTCCATTTTGTCTGAAAAATACGCCTCAATAGAAAATCCGCGAACTTTGCCTTTTTTAACATACTCGTTCCATATTTCGTCAGAATCAACACGCATTGAAACCATCCAAGAACCAACGGGTAAATTCATATCATAAAGAGCCGTTTTATCTTTTTTAGAATCCTCAACGATCCAACTTTCTACGACGGTTAAACCAGTTAATGGTAATTGATGTTCTAATGTGCTTTTATTTTGATTTCCTTTAACGAAAAATAATTCGGAGGCTTTTTTAACTGTATCTTTTGAGAAAAATATATAGTAATCCTCTTCGATACCTTTTCTAAAAATTGGTTTGTTTGGGATTAATGCGGGGCCTAGTAATATTCGCTTGTCTTTATCGACTTGAGCAAATTTTATTTCCTCTGTTTTTTTAAGAGCAACCCAATTTTCTTCTATTGCCGGTTTTTCGACAAGTGAAATCGCAGTAATTCCGTTGTCCTCGTTTTCTTCGTCAATTATTAATTCAATTATTTTCATTTTTTTATATATTAAGTTATTATCCTATTGTTGCGGCTTCTTCAATATTTCTTTGCAAGGCTTGTTCATTAGAAATTTCAGTTCCTACAACGTATGCTTTTATTGGTTTTTTATCTTCACTAGCAATCGTTTCAGCTAGTTGGTTTTGTGGGTTTGATCCTACGATATTAAAATCGGGTGCTTTTTGACCACTTCCGCTAGCTTTTAACCCTCCTAGGGATGGTGTTGAACCCCCCATTTTCGTCATTCTTTTTGCTTGTGAAACAGCGCTTGCTATTTGGGCAACTATTGGAATAATTTGAGCGGCATAAATACCAATCGGAACTAAATTCGCGGGAGGTGGAGCAGAGGCCGCGGCTTTTGCTGAACCGGCGGCAATATCTACGGCCGCTTCCGAAGATTTTGCTGATACTTTTGCAATAGAAGCTTTAGCATTTGCAATCATTTCTTTTATTATAAGACCTTGTTTAACTAGAAATAAAGCCCTACCAACGGTTGTTTCCTGTCCTGCGATCATCATTAATTGATCTAACCGTTCTTGATTGGCTTGAAGTCTCATTTTTCGCTCTTTTTCTATATTTTCAAGATTTTCAGCATCCGTTTTTACTTTTATTTCTGATCGTAAAAAATTATAATGATCAGCGATTTTTTTAATTAACTCTTGTTTTTGAGTTTCATTTACTTCAAGATTATTCAACTCCTGTAATCTTCTCTCTTCTGCAAGATTTATTTTCTTTAATTCGTCATTTGCTTTTGCGTCCTCTGATTCTCTATTTAATTTTTTTATAAAGGCCGCAATTGCTTCGGCTTTTTTCTTCATTTTATCTTTATCCTCTTCGGATAATTCACCCGATCCAGTATCTAAAGGGCCCTCTGAAGTTTCGGCTAATTCTTTTGTAATTTGTTTTTCTTGATTATTTACTCTTAACATTAAAGCCCTTGCATATGCTGAAACTTTTGGCGCGAATGCTTTTGCTGTCATTGCAATACCTTCTTGAATTTGAGTTTGCGCGTCTATTAATGTTAATTTCGCTTCATCTATTCTTTGCTGTGCGGCTTCTTTATCAATAGACCCCCCAATTATTGGAACTTTTGACATGGCAATAAGAGATTCATTGGCAAAAATTTTCATACTTGCCGTTAATTGTTTCAATTGACCGCTAATAACTTTTACGCTACCCATGGTTAGGTTTTTTGCAATTTCCCACATATCACCAAAAGTGAAACCGATAGTATCAATGGCAATACCTAAAGCTGAAATCGAATTTGTTAAGAATTGAATTGCGCCTCTAGAAATTGCATTCATAGTCCCCTCTCCGTCTTCGATGTCTAATAAAAAGCCCTCCCAAGCTGAGGCTAGTTTCGTCATATCACCCGCCAAATTATCAAGTCTGATTTCTGCAAGTGCTCTTGCCGCCCCTTCTGATCCCTCTAATGCCGTGGTTAATGTTTCAATTTTAGAACCTTGGTCGGCTAAATTCAATAATGTTTTTGCACCAACAATTCCGACAAGATCAATTGCGGTATTTAATTTATTCGAAGAATTTCGAACTTTTTCCATGCCTTGTTCTAGAGTTAAACCCTCTTTTGAAAGCATTATAAATACTTTTGATAAACCAGTACCGGCGATTGACCCTTTTAAACCCGAGTCAGCTAAAACACCCAATAATGCCGTTGTTTTTTCAACTGAAATACCTAAAGCTTTTGCAGTTGGTGCGGCTAATTTTAGAGATTCCCTTAATGCTTCAAAATTTAAAGCGGATAAAGATGTGCTCTTCGCAAGTGTATCAACAACCCTTTGTGTCTCCTCTGTGGTTAACCCAAATGATCGAACGACTGATCCGGCAAACATTGCCGCTTCGGATAAAGAAACTTCAAGTGAGGCACTTAAATCAAGTATTGCTGGAGTGGCGTTTTTAATATCACCAAGGGTAAAACCTAATTTTGCTAACTCCGTTTGAAGTGCAACAACCTCGGAAGCTGTAAAAGCTGTTGTTGATCCTAATAACTTGGCTTGATCTGATAATAAAACAAGTTGATCTTTCGTTGCGCCTGTAATCGCTCTTAATCCCGCTAAAGATTTGTCGAATTCTGCACCCTTTCGAGCCGCAGAGCCAAAAATACCAATAATACCCGCCACAACTGCCGTAAAGGCATTCATTCCCGTTGCCGCAATTGCCATTCTTAAACGTCCAAAAATAGGGAGCGTATTGCTTATTGCATCGCCCATACCCGTAAATGATGAAGTTAGTTTATTTCCTAACCCCGACGCGCTCTTTGCTGTTTGTGAAAATTTATTTTTTAATTTATCTACATTTTGAATTGCGCCTTTAACGACCGTGTCAACTTGTATTCTTATTTTTTCTAAAGCCATAACTTGAATTTAATTTGCTGGATACTTTCTTTGAAAGACATAGGGATTTTATTTTTTCCTACGGCAATTTTTGTAAGTTTACCCATGTTTTTAGAATCTTGTTTTTTTACTATTTCTAGCATTTCTATAATATTTTGAATCATTATGTAAATCTTTGAATGTTTTTAACTATTCCACCGACTAATTCCGCAGAAATCCCTTGATTCCACTCAATTGAGTTTCTATCTCTACTGACTTTCCAAGCCCAAACGCCATTACCTGAAATTCTCCACATAGCATAAAATCCGTCTGGTTGATAAGTGTCTAGAAATACGTAATCACTTGTTGTAGTATATAAAGCATAACCCTCTCTTCTTAATGGGAAATTACCATCACTTGAAGAACTTGAATATTCCGTGCCCGTAACATAATTTGTAAAAGCAACTTTCTTAACACTCCCATCCGTTGCCAAAGTATTATCTCTTTTAGCTAATTCTTGAGCTTCCGTTCTAGATGTTGCGTGATAAAACACACCCGTTTGAGTTGAATACCCATAAATACCCGTATTTGATGCTGTTCCATTTGCAGTAAAAGTATAAGGTAATCCCTCAACGACGTAAGGAACAATTTTACTTAATATAGTTGCATAACCGCCAATCCCTTTATAATCTACTAAATTATCTGAATTGTCTTTTATTCTAATAGTTCTAATATTACCCACCGTTGCTCCTGGAATAAAATCAGTTAATTGATATTTCGTAGGGTTCGTTGTGGTCGTATAGCTAATAGAAACAAAAGTTGAAGAGGCAAAAACATTTGAAATTGCATCAGCTTTGTCAAATGATGGTTTCGTATTTGTTCTGGCATAAAATCTCCAATATTTAGTTGCTGGATTTGTAAGTCCTGATATTTCAGTGCTTATAGTTCCCGCCTCAGTTTTCAAAAAATTTCTATTAGTAACCCCAGTTGTTCCGATTAAAGTATCAACGTCATCACTGCTTAATAAAGTAGCCTCTGAATCAGCAAATAAAAAACCAACGGATTCTAAAATATAAGCATCACAGATTTTACCTGTTACAGAAACGGTATATTTAAACTTAACGCTAGTAGAAGTGTTTACTTCTTGCGTTGGTAAGGCTATAACGGGAGCTGTAACTTGACATGGATCATTTGCTTTTGGAGCGGGTTTATTGCTCGCAATAGCTGTAGGTACTTTCGTTATTATTGGAGCAATTTGAAAACCTCTAAAGTCTGCTGTTGCATCAATTGTTAATAATGTTGAATCTATTGAAACCGTAGAAAAAGCATTGTCAATTGAACCAATGCTTTCAGTTAAATCTTCAATAACAGGTCTTTCATCAACTACGTTAATTAATTCTAAATTTGAAAATTCAGATTCGAAATTTGTAGAAATTTTATTTATTTTATAAACGCCGTCTCTAATAATTAATTTATCATTTAAAGCCAATTTATAAAGAAATTTCATTGGCAATTTTGCCTTAACTTTCGTTAATCTTCTGTCTTGTCTAAATACATCCTCAATATAGTTTTTATAATATTCATTAAATAGAGTTTTTTGGAAAGCATATTCAAATAAAAATTCATTAAATTCAGCATTAAAATTTATATTTTCAGAATTGGCATCTTTTAAAGTTCCACCTGAATTATAAGTTGATAAAGTATATAAAGAATTACTTGGACAATAAACTCCATATTTAGCCACTTTTGTATTGCTTGCATTTATAACACAAACTGTTGTGTTTCTTAATTGAGGATAAAATAAAAGAGGTTTTCCAAGGTGAGAATTTTTATTAATATCAGCTCCCCAGCCCCATTGAATTTGAGTTCTATTAAGCGGTGCGCTTAAAGAAGAATTTTGATCGATTAATCTTTCATATTTCATATGCTCAAAAGGCACTTTAATTTCATATGTGCCCCCATCTGCGTCAGAGGAACTGTATTTTAAATCACCCCACCCTTTTTTGAATCTTTGCTCGTGATCTTTGGCGAAAAAGTTTTCTTTACCTTCAAATGAAAAATTAACTTGCTTGAAAGGGATCACAGAATCTACTTGTGAGGTATTTTTGTCAATATATTTTGTTATATCGTAATAATTTTCACTATCACTATAATATTGATCTAATGTTTTTATTTGAAGTACATTATCTAAATCAATATAGGCCGTTAGATTAAACATTTTAAATAAACCAGTTAAAAAATCTATTATTTTCATTTTAGGCATATGCTCACCGGCCGAAACTTGTTGATTACTTAAAACTGTTGCCGTTCCCGTCCATTCGATGCGTCTTCTATTTTTATAACCATAAGGTTTATGAGCGTTAAAAGCAACGGAGAAACCAAGAGCGGATTTTGATTCTACGAAAAAAGTAAATTCTGAAGCTCCTTTACCTAATGTTAAGTCTTTTATATCACTATTTTCACCTGATAAACCTTTACTTCTGAAATATTCTTCACCATCTTTTTTTATTATAAAATCATATTCAACGGTTAAATCTGCGGGTGTGATTGTTATGCTTATTTTTTTTGATTTTCCTGAAGTATAAGTCTCCAAAGATGACCCTTTGACTTTACCCATTTTTCTATGACCTTGGCTTTTTGTATTAGTTAATTGAAAATCTTTAAGCATTACCGCCATTGCGTCGTTAGTTTCAATTAAACCACCGGCTCTAGAATGCAACCATAAATAAAGATTATAAAAAGGTAAATTTGTTTTGCTAAAAAAGTCATCACTTATGATTATCCCTTTAGGTTTAAAATATTGATGTTCAATCGCTTTTATAACGGCATAAACTCGAATGGCGGGTTTTAATTGTAAATAATTAACGCCGTGGATTTCTGAGGCTGAAGAATGAGCTAAATTACCAGTACCAGCATCATTAGCCGATGTATCGTAAAATAGCCTATCAGTATGAGTAATAAGTGGAACGAGCAAAGCATCTTCATAAGTTTCGAATCCTGAAGTAATATCTTGAGCATCGGACATGAGATTTAATATATTAGTGTCCGAATACTCAAAAGTAAAATGTTTAGTTAATAAATCTAAATTATTTAAAGTTGCATCGCCTAGTTGATCTGCTAATTTAACTGTATTTCCAAAAAAAGTAATTTTATAACTCTGCGCTTTATTATCTTTTAAAGAAACCCCCTCTAATTTTATTTTACCATTCTTAAAAGGTTTATAATTTAAAAATAATTGTGCGTCTTTTTTAGTCCTTGCATCAAACCCATTTATGTGATAATTATAAAAGTGTTTAAAAGCTTTATTATTTAATTTTGATGCTGGTACATTAAAAGTTTGAGTAAAGTCAGTAAATAGCTTTGAAATGTCTCTTACTTCCTGAATGGATTGATTTAAAGTTACGCTTTCATCTTCAAACAATTCAATTTCTTGACCTTCAATAAATAATTGTATTGCTATCATCTAACATTATTAATTTTATTAAAGGCGAATTCGAATTCAACGGTATGGTTAATTAATCGATCATTTAATGAACTTTTATATTGAAAATCTTTTGTTTTGATAATAACAGGGAGGGTGTTATTTTCCCAAATAACCCATATGTATTCAGATAAGAATAACTCTTCCATCGTTGAATTAATATCTTCGCTAACGAAACCAGAATTAACCGTTAATTGAGTTGTTGCATTTACGTTAAATCTTTTATTTTGTGCCTCAACCGTATCATATGTTGCCGTTGAATTTGCAACCGTATTTCTTTTATATGATTCATCAGAGATTGAAATATTTTCAATAGTTTTTTTGAAAAAATAAACGTCTTGGAATGCACCGAATTTATTTAAGAATACGAATTTAATTGGCGTGAATTTTACTTCACATTGATTTTCAATTGTAATTGTTTTTAAAAGCGTAGCATCGTCCGTATCATAAATTTGAATTGTTGAACTATTGGCTGGGATAGTTAAATATTGTATTTTTTGATTTGAGTTTCCGCTGTCCGTGATCTGGGTTGTTACTGAATCGATTATTACTTTTCCTACGCCCTCGGTAAATAATGGTAATTTTCCGGCTGTCGATTCAGGTAAATAAATTTTATTTGATGAAATTAAGGCGTTGCGAGATAATTCAGGATTTGCTCCGTCTTCAAAATCACCCCAACCGTCCAATGCTATAAAATTATTTGTTACGGGATTGCTATAAGTATAAGCAACGCCGTCCTCATCATAAAGAGTTGTAACTGCCGTTGCCCAAACGCATGGTGCTTTTAATGTTGAGGGAACGCTCCCAATATTATAAGTATTCGCATAATTATTAAAGGTTACATTTATATAATCTCGAACGAGTTCAGCAATTTCAAAAGTTATCTTGCTTTGCGTTGATATTATTGTTTTTTCAATTTCATAATTAGGATCACCTGTATAAGAATTTTCAGTTCCCTCATAAACCCACAATTTCAATTCTGCTGTTTTTAATGCCATTTTATTTTTATTATTTACTTGTTCTACGCCTTGAAGGTTTATTCACTTTAAAAGTTTTATCTAAAACCTCTATAACCTGTTCTTTGTCTAATTTTAATTGGAACGATAAATCGGCAGTCCATTGAAATTTTAATTTCCCATCTATAATTAATATAATTACTGGAACTGCAGTAATACTCGCTTTTAATTTTGGAGCTTGATTTTCTAATAATGCATAGTCTTTTTTTATAGGAATACCGTTATACTCTTTTGGTAATGTGCTTAACTTCACATCATTCCTTTTGTTCCATTCGGCGTTTATTTCTAAAAGTTTTATTTCAGGTTGCTGAAAACTAAACAAGAACATCATTAAAATTGCTAAATAATTCATCTCTTCTTTTTTGTTGTGTTAATCTCGTATAATCTCTCTTCTATCTTATCTAAAGTTTTACCATTTTCATCCACCTTTTTTTCTGTATTTAAAATAGTCTCTCTAATAAGTTGGTCTTTTAAATCATATTCAGTTCTACTTACTTCTGGTTTTGGCAGTTCCTTAGCCTCTTCAATATCAGCCTGTAAGGCAAACCAAAAACCTACTAAAGTGAATATACCTACAGCTATTGCTATTAAAGTTTTTATACTTACTTGAAACTTTGTCTCTTCATTTAACTCTTTCATAATTTTAATTTAATTTTTATAATGCTCCACCAATTTTAGTACCCCCAACGCATTGAGTAGCCTCAACGCTTTGAATTATCCCCTCTGCGTCTATTTGCCATAATGTAAACCAGCCTGAGCCTATCCCCACGCCATTATTAAGTCTATTCATGCTGACGGCGTAATATAGATTTCTTCCATCCATTGCACTATTAGATAAACATACTCTTGTTCCTAATGCTCCAGGAGGGTAAGTTCCTTCTACCTTAACCTCTCTAGTAACCGTATAAGTCCCAGAACAGAAATCATCTGGACTTGATTTACCTGAAGATAAATAAGCTGTATTTGAACCGCATGTAGCCGTAAAAGCTGGTTGAGTTATTGAAGATATTGTGCAAGTTATATTACTTCCAGCATTGGAATAACCTGAAGGTGCAGTTACAACGATTGCTAATGTTGTTCTTGCTGTATCTGTGCTAACTTGAGCGAATCTTGCGGGCGTAAAGTTTACAATAGTTCCCTCTCTAGCGCTTCCTGAATTAACTACGCCCTCTGAAGAGATTTGCTGTCCATATAAACCAGCATCTGAACAAGTAAAAGCTGAAGGGGCGGTTCCCGCTTGTTGAATAGCAAAAGGACACCAAATAGAACTCCCAGCGTTAGAATAGTTTGCGGGAGCAGTTAGTTCCCAGTATAAAGTTACTGATCTAGAAGATGAACTCGAATTTACATCATAACTTGTAATTATATCGCCTCCTGAATCTGTTTTGCTAATTCTTGTTATAACTGCGGCACTATTCGGATTAGTGATCGTTCCATTTGCCGCAATTGATCCCTGAGAAAAGCCAGCCTCAGCACATGCAAAAGCAGAACAGCCATTAACAATAACTTGAATAGCTTGAGTTGAAGAACAAGAGTTTGAAGAAGTATCGTAAGCCTCGGCATATATATAAACTGTTTGACAAACTGTTTGAGCTGATAATGTTAAATTACTTCCAGAGAGTGAATGAGCAACGGTATTTGGATAATTATTAAATATATTATACCCTGTTATTGCCACCGTTCCTTGGGTAAAATAACTAGACAAATCAATTGTGGTTGATCCACTTCCAGCCGCTAAAGTTTGAGCTGGAACACTTCCAGTTGCAGTCGGCCCATTTACGCAAGTTTGAGCTGGCTGTCCAGCTGGTGGAGTTACCGCTGGTTGATAAGCTGGTTGAACGGCTGTAACATCACAATTAAATGTACCATCTGAAGAGTTAGAAAATCCAGTAGGTATTGCAATTGTTAATGTTATCGTTCTCGTTGTATCTGCTGTAACTGTAGCGTATTTATCATTTGAGAAACCACTATCTGAAGAAGTTATACTCATAATCGTACCAAACTCTAAATTAGGATAGGTTATAACGCCTTGCTGGTTTACATCAAATTGATTTGCACTGCCATCCGAATCACTTGTTGGATTAGCAACGTCGCAAGTAAAAGCTGGAGTAGGAACTGTTGGTTCTGCATAATTTAAATAAAAAGGTGATCTTACATTAATTTTTGTACTCATTTAATAATATTTTTTATAGGGTATTTAACTTTTAAAAAGTTTTTAATAGTTAGCGCAAAGGCTTTTGATAATTTTTTCGGTAATTTTCTGAATTCAGATTCAAAGGGTTTCGTAAAAAATAGACTTGGTTTTAATCCTGATAAATAAATACTTCTAGATATTAAAAAAACAAGACTTTTTCTTTTAATAAATTGCCCTTTATCGTCTCTAGTTTGAGTTAAAAAATTCTTATTTCTTAAAACGTATTTATCAATAGCCCCCCTTAAAGTTCCTTTGCCTTTGCTTTTACCTGAACCAAATTTAAAAGGGCTTCGTCTGCCTCTTTGTTTCCCGTATTGTTTTGCTCCTTTTGGTAAATCCATAGGGTTTTTACCTTTAACCCCTTTATCATAATAGATACCATATTCAGGCATTAAAAATGATAATTGAACTTCACTAGGCGTTTGCTTTATTCTCTTTTTTAATTTTTTGGCTATATTTTTACCCTTGGCATTTATCCTCGATCTTAAAATGACCCTTTTTCCAAAATCATTTAAAGCTTTTTTAATAAATATTAATTCTTTAGTTTTCATTAACAACTCGTCATAGTATTTGGAATTGTAATCGAAAATGAAACCGCCCAACCGGCTAGGTTATTGTCAAATCTTTCAGTAAATGGTTCGCAAGTAAAAGCACCCTCCAATTGATAGTCGTCTTTAAATGATGAATTTCTTAAAATTGAAGCTTGTAATCTATTGGCTACGGCTAGTTGAGTATTTAAAACATCCATTTCATTGTTATTGCCTCTTATATCGTCAGAGGGGGCTTCTTTTGAATGGTCTGTTATATCCATTAATAAAATAGAAATATCAATTGATACGGATGTTTCTTCAATCTCTACGTTTCCGATGGTTAAATGACATAAAGGAAAAATCGTTGTTTGGTTCAGATCATGTTCCAGTATATCCCCTTGCGTAACCGTATTGATAAACGGTTCAGCTATTGCAGAAGTTTTTAAATCTTCAATAACTTTAAAATATGAATTCATAAAGTTTTAACAAATAATGGGGTTAATGTCTCTAAATTGTCAATTTTTTCCTTTGAAAAATCTTCCATCCAAACAAGAGCCTCGTCAAAAGTTAAATGTTCATTTTGTTTTAATAATAAATCCAAAGCCTTCCAGAAATCATATATTGCAATTTTTTCCATTCCAGCAGAAACGCCGATTAAAGCTTCCTCGAATCCATCTGACAAAATAATTTCTTCGTCATCATTAACTAAAGCGCGGTCGTATAATTCGTCAACTAATTTGTTTTTATTTTTTGGCATCTTTTATTTTTTTATTTTCTATTTCAATTTTTTCCTTCTCAAATGCTAGAAACGTCAAGCAAGTGGTAAGATGTAATTTTTCTACTTTTTCAAATCGGCAAGGATTCGAGCCAGACAATGCGTATAAGCTGGAGTACCAACCCCAATTCTTTGTAAATGCTCCTTCTGCCGTGGTGTCAACTTCATTAGTTTCTCCCTTGAAAAGTTGAGGATATGACTCGTGAGTTCGCTGTGCAAATTCGATAAAAAAAAAAGAGCACCCAAAGCAACATCTAACGGCATTTTATCCATATAATTTTCATTATCCGAATCATAATCCTCAATTAAATATCTTTTACCTTTTTTGTATTTTATTGGTCTATATAAAACTGACATTGCTTTGTCAACGGAATCCCAGTCGCTTATCGTTGAATCAATATCAACGTACTCACCGAAAGTTATATCGTCAATCTTTGGAATCATTCCATACTCTTTATCATTCATTTTAAAAGTTGAAATCAATTTCGGTTTGACTTCAAACATTTTATTTAAAATATTGACGACTTTCTTTATTGATGAATATTTAATATTATTTACGTCCTTTAATTCAACGTGACAGAAAATTTCAATCATTTTTTTCTCAAGAAAATCTTTGTCAACTTTATCTGTGCTAATTTTTGCAAACTTTTGGTATTGCCCGATAGTTATATCGGATAGCTTATTGGGAACGAGTAGGGTTTTTGATGCCATTTTAAATACTTATTATATTATATACGTTTAGGGGGTTCATTTTCGGTCTAGCTTTTTACATTATATGATATTGACCAGCGTATGGATTCGCTAATTGAAATGAAATTGCATACCTGAGGGCGTCAATTGTATGATTAAAGGCATCGATTGGTGTTTGACTTTTTTTCTCTAACCAAACGTAATTTTTTAATTCTCTTTGTAAATTTTTACTATCAGGATCAACGATCAGATCGTAGTCTTGAATCATGCTTATACCAAAATTTACAGAACCTTGACCTTTAATGCTTGGTTTAATATTTGAATCTTTCGATAATTCTTTTATTAACCTCATTTCAGCACTATCCGCAATTATTAAATTATCTTTTGCAAAAACTCTATTTAAGCGGGCTATTTCGGAAGTCAATAGATTGCTTTTATAAAAACATTCTTTAACGTAAATTAATTTTCTGCCTTTATCAATTGATGTTTGAATAAGAGTTGTTGGATCATTCATTCCAAAATCTTGTCCGAATACTGATTTGCTAACTTCTTTAAATTCTCCAATTGACCAATTTTGAAATATAGCCCCCTGTAATTGACCGATTAATCCTTTGCCATAAACCCGATACCAATTTTGCCAATAATTATTACCACGATCAGCTTTTGTTTTTGCTTTTAATATTTCATTAACGGAGGCCTCTGGTGCGGCTTCATTATCCTTATATGTTAATATTAACCATTCGGATTCGGGATCATTTTCCAACTCAGTATGTGCCCAAAATTCAGCGGTAGGATTAAAGTCAATAAATATAAATCCAGATGTTCTTACGGCTAATTGCAAGTAAGCCTCCCAGGGAATGGAATTCGCTTCATTAATAAATAAAATATCACGTCTAGCCCCTCGAAGTTTTGATTCAATATCTGCGGAAAAAAATTCCATTGTTGAGCCGTTTAAAAAACTATATTTTAATAATGATTTATTAAAGCGATCAGGAAACCAACGGTTAGTGATTTCCATAATCTTTTTAAAATCTCGTAATGATCCTCTTCTTAAATGGGGAACAGTTTCAGCAACAACGGAACAGTCAAGCCCTGGGTTCTTTGCTAAATGATCAATTAAAATTGCAAGGATTCCAAAAGTTTTTGACGCTGATGTACCCCCTTGAACAACTCTAATCCTCTTCTTTAGCGTCTGTATTTTCTTTATCGCTGTCGTCTTTTGGAACATCTTCGAATAATGGTTGTTCGGCTATTTGGTTAACATCAATCGTTTCACGTGCTTGACCCCATGAATAGTCCATTAATGCACGAAAGGCCGACGTATCTTTATTAGAAACAACTTTGTGGCTTAAGCTTAAAACCATGCTATCCAATAAAGTCATTTTTTCCTCTAGTCCTGTTTCGGGATTAACTCTAGTTACTTTTGCTGAAAGCCATTTTTTAATAACTGTTGATCTATTTTCAGACCCTTTCGGTCTGCCATTTGTTGGATTACCCTCTTCGTCTTTGGGTTGAAATTTTTTACTAAATTTTTTTAAATTCTTTTTTGAATTTTCGTTATCACCTGAAGCCATTTTATTTTAATTTTTCTCGTTATTTTCTCGTTATTTTTATTTGAGCGTGGTGGTGGAATCGCACCCCTTCTTTTAACTGGATTGTTAAATGCATTAACTAAATATGCTAACCACGCTTTAATTCAATTTCTCTTTTTTTTCCTTTATACATTCCCGCACCTTTTTTATTTATTTCTGAAAAATTTATCAGATCTGGAACTATTTTTGCCTTCTGATCTATAAGGAGTATATATCTATTTTGAAACCCTTTTAATGGTTTTGCTCCTTGAAAGTTGTATTTTGAATCACCTCTTTTTGCTACTACTTTACCACTTGCTAATTTCCAAATCGTTGAGTTTTTATTTATCTGTGTTAATTTAAATCCCGAAGCTCTATAAATTGTTCCGTCTCCACATTGCGTTGCATCTGAATAAGATAAAAGCCATTTAATTTGAGGTGCATTCTTTTTAATTAATCTAACGGCGATACTGATACATCTACTTTCTGAATTCCTAGGCAAAAAGTCATCGAAAGCCATGCGGTTAAGTTCAAGCATCTCATTCCACTTATCATTAATCGTTTTATTTTCTGTTTCTACTAACTCGAGAACGTTTCTTTTATCCATAGGTGGGCCGAAAGACATAACCCCATGAAGTTGATTATCTAAAAAACATCCAAAATGTAGTGAGGAGAGGTTTACCACTTTACCGCTGTAGTGATGTTTTTTTATAAAATCATTAGCGATTTTTGAATTGATAACTTTTACTTTTATTTCTTTCGCTCTACCCATTTTTTAAATATTAAATAAAGTGCATTCCCGTTGCCGTTTTCATTCCCGAATCTTTCAACGTTTTTATAATCTTCCGTCTTTTTAATTTTAGATAAAGTATCTTTTATCAAATCAACTTGAACGTCGGATAAAATAAATTTCATTTGCTGAAAGGGTTCTTTTTTTCCCTCTGATAATTCAAAAGAATCTTTCGTTTCTAGATCGTCCATATTTAACCAAGCATCTACGCCCCATGATTCAAGTTTAACGGAATCCCATTCATTGGCAAGTGCATCCCAATCCCAATCACCAAATTTTGCATTATCTTTAATCATGAATTCTTTTTGTTTCTCCTCTGACCAATCCACGATGACAACGCCTATTTCTTTTACTTTTAATTCTTTTAATGCTGAAAGCCTCTGGTTGCCTCCAATGACTTGTAATTTTTTATTACAGACTAAAGGCCTAGCCGTTAGCATCTCGGGAAAACCTTTTAAAGATTCTAATAACTTTTTATATTTTTCGTCTTTTATTATCCTAGGGTTATTAGGATGTTTTTTTAATTGACTTATTTTTTTATTTATCGTCATATCTATACTGATTATATTCGTTTCGTAAATTTTCAACTAGAGTATTTAAACAAGAGGAACAGCTTGTAGGTTTATCCGCTCTGTCAAAAACTCTATTACTTATCTGATATAACATATTACGCTCCTGTTCATTCTTTAAATTTTTGCCGTTATAATTATCAAAAAAGTGTTCTAGATAATCGAAATCAGATTGACCGAGCCTCCCTTTATAAGTCCATAATTTGTTTAATGCTTTTTTTCTTTTTTCACACCCACAATCTTTGCCCGTAGCTTTAGAGATTTTATCAACTACTTTTTTAATTCCCGTTGCTTTTGTTATTTTTTCTATTGTATCCCCGAGGCCTTTACTTTTCATAGTATTGATCTTTGAATTTATTTTTAATTAATATTTTCGTTCTTCTTACGGTTCTATAAATCGTAGAAATTGAAATTTTTGTTTTCTTACTCATTTTTCCAGTATGAGTTTTGAAATCATACCGCCAAACGTTAAACAGTTTTTTATCGAACCAATAGAAAGTTTTTACATAATCATTGATTTGATCAGATAATTTTTTTTCTTTTGATCCAACTAAATCTTTGGGCATTTCAACGAGTTTTGATTTTTCATTTTCATTAAGTCTAACCTTATCAAAAGAGACATATTTCTTGTCTCTGCGAAAATTATCAATCAATAACTGCTTAATGCTTTGATATAAATACGTTTTGCTTTTAGTATATCGGTCTAGTAATTTGAAAATTTCTGTTGGTTCTTCTTTTGTTTTTTCTAACTCTTCATAGATTTTTAAATATAAATCTTGAGTTACATCTTGGTGATACATCCCCTTATTGTTTGAAAAATATTTGTTTTCAGTATCTAAAGCCGTCTTTTTAAATTCATTGAATTTTTTAGCTAGATACTCCATTGCTTGTTTAATAGTCATAATTTTATAATTTTTTGAGCTACTGCCTCAACGACATCAACCGTAACGGCATTGCCGAGAAGTTTGTACCTCTGTGAATCTGATATTATGCCCTTTGTACCTTGCTTTGTCCAATCGTCTGGAAATCCCTGAAGTCTTTCACATTCAATTGGTGTTAATCTTCTTGTTTTATTTATAAATAATTTTTCTTTTGTTTTTGTATGAAGCGTCGGACAGATTCCGTCTTTTCTAATTCTATAACCTTCATCATATCGAAAGTCTCCTACTTCGGCTTTCTGCTGTTCACGTTCAATAACATATGATCCGTTTCCGATTCCTGCGTAGTTTTTGGTAATTGTATTGGCGTGAGCTTGTTGTCTTTGTAACTGTTTAGTCTTTTGATCGTTTTTTCCGATAGGAAATACTTCTCGTCCACTTCGCTCTCCAGTATATCCGACAAGGTAAATTCGCTCTCGATTTTGGGGTAGAAACCAGCTTGTATTAAGCAATTGCCATTCAAGTCGATAACCCCCAACGTTGGTAAACGCTTGCAAGATCGCCGCAAAGTCTTCGCCAGAGTTTGAGGAGTAAGTTCCTTTAACATTTTCCCAGATAAAAAAATCAGGTCGGCACTCTTTGATAAGCCTAATTGCTTCAATGATAAGGCTTGATCTTTCTCCGTCCATTCCTTTACGATCCCCAGCAATCGAGAAGTCTTGACAAGGGCTTCCGAAAGTGATTCCGTTGATCCTTGGAAGCTGTGATCCTGAAACATCTTTAACTGATCCGACATATTTTGAATCTTTAAAATTATATTTATAACAATCTATTGCGTATTTATCAATTTCAGAATTATAAGACTTTATCTTAAACCCCGCTTTTTTTAATCCTAAATGAAAGCCACCAATCCCACTAAATAAATCTAGTAGGGTTATTTTTTTCATTTTACTAAAATCAATTTTGCGTTTGGTTCAATTTCATCCAGCAAAGCCTCCGTTAATTTCCATTTTAAACGCCAAACTTGAGTTTCCATTCCTTTTACTTCAATCAATTCTTTTGATCCATCAGGTAGAATGCAACAGAAATCAATATAATAGTTGCATATTTTTTTACCATTCACATAAAGTCTCAAAGGATATTGATTTATTATCTCTTTTATTTCACCCGCAAGGAGTCTTTTATCTAATTCAATGCGATATGCGGCTTCCTTTTTTGAGTGATAAGAATATCCGTTAACAGTTTGTTTAACTGCTCCGTATTTATTCTGTTTTCTTCTAATCATGTCCGTTTTATTGTTTACGGACTACGTGGAAATGTAAAATTAGAGATAAAAAGAAGTGAAAACCTAGTAAAAAATGTTGGCAAGCCCTGTTTTTCTTAACAATATTGAAATTTTTTAAAAAAAAATTAAAAAAAGTTTGTATATTCTATATAAATTCTATATATTTGATACATAATAAAACGCTAAATAAAAAAACAATGGAAAAAATAAAAAATTATACTGAATTTAAATTTAAAGCACTAGATATATTAGAAGAAGAAAACGAAATCATTGGAAAAGTTGAAATGAAATTCGCTTATATTATTTATATAAACTTTGATATATCAATTAAAGAATCTTTAGAGATTTCTAAAGAAGATATAACACCACAATTTGATGAAAGATTAAATAAAAATAAAATATAAAAAGTTTGTATATTATATAGAATTTCTATATATTAGACACATAATAAAAACGCTAAATAAAAAAACATGAAAACAATAATAAAATTACCAACAAAAAACGAAAGATTTAATTTTACTCAAGAATTTCTTTGGAGCAGAAAACCTTGTGATATTAAAACGGACGTAAATCAAATGATTTCTTACAATCAATTAAACGGAAGAGAAAACAACTTACCTATAATTGAGGATAACGGAAATAAAATCGTAAATAAAGAAGGTGAAATTAATTTTGATACTTCTGAATATATTAATTCTGATAAATACCAATATTATATTTTAAAAACTAATGGGTTCGGTGACTTTTTAGTAGATAATCAAGGATACGATTACCCTAGATATATGGTAAGAATTGAAAATTATTAATAATAAAAACGCTAAATAAAAAACAATGGAAAAAACAAAAAAATATAAAGGATATACAAATTATGCAACTTGGAAAGTGCAAGAAGAATTATTTAAAGATTATGATTTTTTTCAAGATGATTATTTTCTTGAAGAACCAACTATTGAAACACTTGTAGATTTGGTTGAAAATTGGGTTTTTGAAAATCATACAGGTAATCTTGGTTTAATAGAAGAATTCGCAAGAGCATTTCTTGCTGATGTAAATTATCATGAAATATTAGAACATATATTAGAAGATTTTTCTAATGAAGATCAATCTAGAGAATTTTTAAATAAACAAAACGCTAAATAAAAAAAGATGGAAAAAACTGGAACAAATGCAAAAATTAAAATAGGTGATATATTCTCATGTTCTTGGGGATATGAACAAACTAATATCGATTTTTATATCGTAGTTGGTTTGGCTGGTAAAACAATGATTTACCTTCAAAAAATAGGGTCAAAAAATCATGAGGTTGGTCAATATTCAGACCTAGTTTTACCGAATGCTTCAGATATAAAAGGGGTAAAAATTAAAAGAAAGGTTTATGATTATAATTCCCCTGGAGTTATGATAAGCAGTTTTCAATGGGCTAGCTTATGGGATGGTAAACCTGAAGAACAAACAAACTCACTTTATGGTCATTAATATAACGCTAAATAAAAAACAGAAATCGTGGAATATAAAAACGGAGAACCTTATTACGAGGAATTTCCCGAATATTGTGAACAATGCCAAAGGGAGGGGTTTCTCTTTTTTGGAAGTCATAAAGTGGGAAATTCGAGCCTTTGCTCAATACATTTAAAAGAATTTTATAATAAAATAAAAATTAAATAAAATGGAAAAATACAATTCAAAAGAATTAAAAGAAATGCAAGATTTTATTGATAAAATAAAAGAAATTAAAAAATTACAAAAAGAAATTAATGAATCTAAAATTAAATAAAATGGAAAAAATAAAAGACAGTTTTAAAAAAGGAAATAAAGTTCAATATACTTTTGCAATTGATCCGAAAGTTTTAGAAAAATGTAAAGCTAATGCAAAAAAAGACGGCAGAAGTTTTAATAATTATATCGAAAATCAGTTAGGTAAATTATAATATTATGAAAAAAGAAATAAACAAAGACACTATAATGACCGGTATAAAATGCAAGAAATGTAAAAAATCATTTACCGTAAGAGCCTTTGACCATATAGGAATGAATGAAGAAAAAGTATCTTACGGATGTCCAACTTGTCAAGATCATATTAGACCGCATAAAAGTATTTTAGATGAAACAGAAAATTATAAAATTATATCATGAGTATATTTGACCATTCACATTTAAGCCCTGAAGTAAGAAAGTTATTAGAAGAAAAATTAAAAAAAGAATTTAATAAGAAGGAATCTAATAAAAATAAAAAACCCCCCAAATCTTCAAAAAAAGGGGGGTAAAACTATGAAAAATATTTATTAAACTAACCATATAAAGGCTGGCCAAACCTATTTTTTAAAAAGGTAAATCGTCTTTAGATTCTACCTCCGCTTGTTCCGCTTTTGCTTGATCAACTCTTTCGAACATTTTATTGTCTCTAGCTTGTTGCGAATCTAATTCACTTGTAATTGCTATTTTCCAAGCATCTAGAGTATTAAAATAAATTGTTTCTCCTTTCGGGCTAACCCATGATCTGCCTCTTAAATTATAACTTACAACTACAAAGTCTCCCTCTGATCTATTGTCAAGTTGATGAAAATACTTTTCAATAACTTCAAATTTTATTTCTTGGGGATAATCTTCGTCGTCTGTTTTTATTGCAAATTCTCTTTTTATAAAACCATTTTTGTTTATAATATCAGATATATATATTAATTGGCCTCTTAATGTTTTTTCTTCTTTCATGATTATTAATTTATTGTTGCTATTTTTTTGTAATTATTTAATTCTCTTAAATTTTTGTTGTATTCTTTTTTTATGATCCTTAATGAATCAATAGAAATTTCACTTTTTTGCATATCATATTTAAGATTTGCAAGCAGTCTTTCTTTTTTTTGAATCATATCATTTGCGTTTATATGTCTAGAAATCTCATTTGTTTCGATATATGTCGATCTTAAATGCCTTGTATCCATATCTTTTTTATAACCAGATATTTCTATCAAGCATAGTTCTCGAAGTTCTTTTAATCTTCCCGTAACTTGGTTTATTGGAATCTCTAATACATTAGCGATTTCTTGTGCTGTTATTGGTATATTTGAATTTTGAATAGCTTTTAAAACTCTTCTTTGTTTATTTCCTATTCTGTCCTGGATTTTCCAGTAAGATTCATTGCGATTTTGTATTGATGTTTGTTGCATTTTATTTTTATTTAGCGTTAATATTTATTTTTTGACGACCTAGGCGCGTCTGGCTGATTAGCTTTAAACTCCTCATGCCTCCTTTTATTTATATCATAAGCTATTTCCATTCTAGCCTCTGAATACATTCTTATTATTTTTAACAATCTATCTAAAGTCAATCCATCATATAAATCATAATAGCCGTGTAGAATTCTTTTAAAAATTATTGTCAGATCTGAAATCTTATTATAACCATAGGATTGAAGAATTTCATGGGCCGCGATTCTGATTTGATCTTCAGACATTGAAGTTTTACGATCTAAAGTTTTATTTAAAAAGACGATCCAGCCCATTATTAAACCTTTAGCCCACCCATAACCAAAACCTCCATTTTCTTCAGTTCTGGCTAATTTATTTAATGTATCCGTTTCACTGTTTATTGATTCCTCAACGGTCATAAATGCCGTATTGGTAATATTTTCATAAGGATCATATTTCCTTAAATACTTGTTCGTTTGCACCTCTTTGGATTTCTTCGAGGAACTCATTTGAGTATTTTGTTCTTTTTTTATTATTTTCATTTAGCGTATTATTATATATTATTTCATCTAACCAAGCTTTTTGATTTAAAAAAACTTCGGGGTTTTTCCTGTATTTTTTTTCAGGTTGAGCCAATTTATATTTTGGTATGTATTCAATTATTTCCACTTTAGTTTTATAAGGAAGTTTATTCCACTTTTTTTCGCATCGATCTTTACTTACTTTTTTGTCGTATAAATCCCAAAATTCAGTAAAATCCGGGCGAATGTATTGTTTAGTTTCATCTTCATTTTTATTTACATCTTCATTTGCATTTGCATTTACCATATGATTAACATATGTTTTTGATATGTTTAACATATGATCTTTTGTTTTACCTAATCTGTTGTTTCTTCTAGATTCAGAATAGTTTTTCCTTTTTTCTGATTCTTTAATCATTCTATTGTTAAAGTATTTGTTATCCTGGGTTTTTTTAAAAAAATTTTCGATCAGATATTCCGAAGGATCATGATTCCTTAAAACTCTTTTAATAGTTTCTAAAGATAAAGGCCCCTCAATATGTTGCTCATTCATTAAGAGAATTAACATTCCTATTTCTTCAAGATTTAATTTTTGCGTTCCAGCATTAAAATCTTTAGCATACATTAAATAGGCGGGGTCTTTGCTCATAATATTTCAGCATTTACGTTAATTTGATTTAAATATTTAGATTGAATAAAAGAAATTACTTCAAGCCGTTGTTCTTCGGTTAATTTTTTTATTTCTTTTTTTAAGGTATCTAGATGTTTGTCTTCATTATCAAGGCCGTCATAACCTTTAAACTTCATTCTCCAGAGTTTAGCTAAATTTCGAAACTCTTCATCAAAATTATATAAATTGTCATAGGTTCTGCAATGATATAAAACCGTAGCGTGATCTCGATTTAAATATCTACCTATACCTGAAAGGGATAGTTTTAAATCAAACCTCGCATATTTGCAAAAGATTTTTAATAAATTAATTTTTGCTCTAAACCTACCTTCTTGTTCTTTTAAATCCCAAGAGGTTTCTTCAAAAATAGGTTTATAATATTGATCTAATATTCTTGATGTTACTTGTGTGATTGAATCGGCTTGTTTTTGTCGAATCGATTCTTTTGAATTATTATTTGTTTCCACTATCTTTATTTTTTATTTAGCGATAAAAGTGGGAAGGGATTTTTTGGTTGCTATTTCCACGTAGCCATTGAACCCTTCCCTTTTTTATAAATGTATTGTAAATAACTTTATAAACTTTGCATATTTTTTATTTGAATATTTCTGTATCAAATCAATTCTAAAATTGATTTCATCTAAAGGAAATTTTTCATTTAAAGTATTTATAAATTTTAATCTACTTTTTTCTGTTCTGTTTCCTGATCTGATAAACTCTAGATATTTTTCTTTATTATCTTTACGTTCCTTTAATAATATGTTAAGAATTTCAAGCGATAAAATCACGATTCTATTTCCAACATATTTAATGTGTCTTTTTTTTCTAAAAACATTAAAAGGAAAAAAATTTAATAAAAGCATGTTAAAAAGGTCTTTCGTTTTCAAACTCTTTATCCTCTAGAGTGCGTTTAATTGTCCAAAGAAAATCTTTGTTATTATCTGGAGAATTTTCTTGTTCTTGGAATAGAATTTTTAAAAGTTCTCTTTTTAATTCACCTTTAAGTGGCAAATCTTCGATATTAAAAACCGTTGTTTCTTCTTGTTCGCATACATTTTCCCAATGCATTACTAATTGAACTTCTTTGATTTTTGCCATAACTTTAAATTAATTTCCAGTTAAACAATAAGCTTCAAACCTCTTTGAAGTTTCAATAACTTTTTCTGCGTCTGCTGTATTTTTACTTGCAGTAAATAAAGTTGAGGCCGCTTTGAGACATCCACATCTTAAAATTTTCATTTCCTTCTCATATTCTGCATTACTTACTTCTTTTAAAGTTCCATTTTGGGCTTTTTCAAGATCATAGGTAACAGTATCTCCTTCAACTTTTTTCCAAGGAATATCTTCAAGTTGAAATTTATTAAGAACTAAATCGTTATCGAGGACGACTTCGAATTTATTAAATACTTTGCCGTCTCCCGTTTTCCATTGTCCGTTTGGTTGCTTTGATTTTATTTTTGCTGTTGCTAATTCCATGGCTATTTTTTATTTATAAGATTAGACTTCCAGTTTTCAATATCTCGATCTAAAAAATACCATTTACCTGACATGGCAACTCTTTTAAGATTCCCTTTTTGAACTTCCTGTCTTATTAAATAAGCAGAAAAACCCGTTTCATTTTGAACATCTTTTAAGGTCTTTAAATTTTTTCTTGAAAGGTTATTTACGAAATCAGATTCATTTATTTTCTTAATATCTTCGTATTCTATAATATCTGGTGAAGATTTTGAAAATATAGAACCAATCAAATCGTTATTTTCTAAATATTTAGCGATCTTATCTTGTTGTTCTTTAATTTCAGTTAACTTAATTTCTAATTTATCAAGTTTAACTAGACTAGTATCCATTATTTGTTGTTGTTCAAAAGCCATATTTTTAAAAGTTTTAATCGGCTTTTTGGTAATTATATTACCTTTTTTATTTAGCGTATAATCCATTTTTTTTGTGTTTTAATTATTATTAATTTTTTGCAACTCATTCTCTATATTTTTTTCCACCGAGTTATAAATTGCTGTTTTCATTTCTGAATGTTGATATTTAGTAAATTTTTGTTCAATTTCTGAACTATCATACAAACTTAATGTTAAAAACATTTTATGGGATTCTAATTTGTGTTTATTTTTTCGATCATATTTATTAATTTGTTCCACGATTCCTGATAATATTAATTTATCAGAACCCAAATCAAAAGTTTGAGGCTTTATGTCGATATTTACTAGGTCTCCGTTTCGTCTAACATTAGATAAATCTAATTTAATGTTGACATCTTTTAATTTATTTAATCTTCTTTTATATTCATTTATGTTCATAATTTTGTATATTGTTTTGTCAATATTTAGTTAATTCTAATTTGACTAAATTTTAACATATTTTGTATATATTTTAATTAAATTTTAACTAAATATAAACTAAATTTTTAAAAACAACAAAAAAAAATAAAAAAAAATAAAAATAACATAAAATGGCATATAATACATTGACACTTAGTGATAAACGTAAAGATCAAAATTCAGAAAGGATGCTTAAAATAATAGAGTGGAGTGGTCTCCCTGTATATGCATTCGCTAAAACTTGTAAAATTTCATCAGCCTCCTCAATAAATAACGTAATTAAAAAAGGAGTAACCCCAAGTGAGGCAGTTATAAGTAAAATTGTGAATAGATTCCCGCAATTATCTTACGATTGGATACTTACCGGATCGGGCACAATGTTAACAATTTCAAGTGATGAAAATTCTTCGGAATATTCTCAAAAAACATCTAGAGACGCAACATTCAACCAAATATTAAAAAAACTAGAGTCTCATGAAATGGCTCTAGAAGGGGTTTTTAAAAAATCTGATTCATTAATTGAAAAAATGAATTCAATCATGTTATTGATTAGTGAAAACCAAGCGATGACAACTTTGAAATTTGATAAATTAATTAATTATTTTACGGAATATGTTACCAAACAAAGAGAGCAAAACTCACAGGCAATAGAAGATTTTACAAAAATGATAAACACTATAGTTAAATCTCAAAATGCAGCAGATGATAGGTCAGATGAAAGCCTAAAAGCTGGTATGGCTTTAGTTAAATCAATAGAACAAACTAAAATAGAAGGTGTAGCAATGATAAAAGCTGTACATGAGCAATCTAACAGAGCTTTAGAACTTGGCGAAAGGGCTTTAGATGAAAACACAAAAGCCTTACAGAGTTTCGAAAAAGGTTTAGAAGGTTATGCTACAGAGAGAGACAAAAAAGCAGAAGAGATTACTCTTGTTAATGTAGAAAAATTATTTAGAGAATTAATAGAACAAAAAGGGCTAGGCACTTATACTAAATATAAAAAGATTTAATTCCAAATTTTATTTACGGAATCCTTTAAACTTTGGTGATCGTCAATGTCATAATTTTGAAGCGTTTTAACTTCTCTAATACCTGTTATTCTCATTATATCTGAATATGATAAACCCTTTTGAGTTGAGATCGTTATGAAAGTCCTACGAGCTGTGTGGCTACCTATTTTTTGCCATTTAAAAAATGTTTTTGAAATTTTCTTCGATCCATAAAAAGTATCCACAACGATAGGGGTATCAATACCGATAATTTTACATATTTTTTGGATGTTCTTATTGAATTTTTGAGAACTGATCCTTGGGTATGAATAATCGTATTTCTCTAATAATGATCTTAATTTATCATGTAAAGGAATTTTACAAATATGATTCGTCTTCTTTTGTCTAATTTCTAAATGATCGCTTTTTAAATTAGCTTTTGAAATTTTTGAGTAATCTGAAAACCTCTGTCCTGAATAAATTCCAATCAAAAAAACGTCTCTATTAAAACTAAGTCTTTCATCTAGTTGGGCGTTTTCTAATTTTTCAATCTCTATTGAAGTTAAAGCAACGTGGCTTGTTTCTCTTTTTTTTATTTGATGTTCTTTATACTCTAAATTATCCGTGTGATTATTTTTAACCGCCCAATTCAAAAAAGTTTTAAAAAAGCCTAAATATCGATGTAACGTATTATCAGATAATTCATGTATTGTTCTTAAATAAGAAATAAAATCAATAAAAAAAGAAGAATTTAATTCTTCAAAATCAATCAGATCAGATTTAAATTGAAACAGTTTTTTATAAACTCTTTTATATTTTTCTATTGATGTTTTATTAAATGATCCTAGGGTTTGTTTTTCTTTAATAAATAATTTAAAACAATCCGAAACCGTTCCCGTTTGAATATCTTCATTAATTTTTTTAAAAGTTTTATCAAACTCCCTTTTAATTATTTCTTGAGTTAAATTTTTGCCGTGATATTCTTTTAATAAATCTAAAACCTCGTCATATTCATTTAATATTTTTGAAAGCTTTCTATTTTGATCACCCTCTTTGCCTCTTTTTATTTTTGGTCTGTGCGTATTTTTATCCCAATTATTAGGGTCTATTTTTAAACCCGTATAATATTTATAAACATTATTATATTTAGAAATATATATTTGACATTGAATGATTGAAATTTCATTTTTTGGATCACGTAAGAAAAATCCCATTTTTTATTTAGCTTTTTTTATTTTGTGGATAGTTTTGTGGATAGAAAAATATAAATTAAATCAATAAAAAACAATTAAAAAAAACAAAAGAAATAAAAAAAGGTTAAAGAAGCCTTGAAAATACTCATGTTTTTTTAATGGGGTTTAATTTTTTTTTATTTCCTTAATATAAGGGTTCGATTCCCGTCCAGACCGCAACCATAACTCTAAACCCCTGTCAATGCTAGGGGTTTATTTTTTTGTGGATAGATTTGTGGATAGAACTCGAATTTTTAGAGACTCATTAAACAATTAAAAGCGATATTTCCACCTAAAATAACACCGCACCCAATAGCTTGTTTTTTGAAGTGCTTTGCATAGGCCGCCGCATAAGAAGTTGTATCGATACCGCAACCCGTCTGAAGAGCAAATATACGGAAATTTCTACCAACGAGCCACTCGCAATAGGCTTGCGTATGGATATGGCCCTGAACCGTTGACATCATATCATTTTTTGCTTTAGTTCTTGCCGTTCCACCTTCGCCGTGAATATATTGAACGTTATCATAAACGACCCGTTCACTCCATTTCCATTTTGGAGTTTGCAAGACTTCATTATATTCTTTTATCCATTGAATAGGAATTCCACCCGAGAATGATTTACGGCAAATTATACGATCATGATTTCCCGTTATTATATCTGCGTTTGGAAATGCTTTGTACCAATCTTGAATTTTTGTGATTGCAAATTCCAATTCATCACCGGCCGACATACCATTTGGGTCAGTTTCATGGTATGAAGAAAAATGGTTATCGATCAGATCACCAATAAATATTACTTGATTACAATTCCAATTAGCGTAAGTTTCCTTGCAGAAATCTAAATAACCGTCTAACTCAAATGGGCAATGTAAATCGCCAATTACTAAAATCCGTCTTTCTTTTTTGTTTAAATTATTCCAAGCAAGTTTTTTATTCCCTTTAATCCTTGGTCTTATCATTTTTTGATTATTTAACGGCCTTGTCCTCTGTATTTTTTCTTATATCCCGTTTGGCCTTTTGATGCGTTTTTTGAATGTTTTCCAGGTCTTTTTTTTCTTTTTGAAGGTCTATAAATACTGATCGTTCTTTTAGCCATTATTTAGGAAATTTAACACCTATTTTATCTGCCGTTCTAGCTCCAAAATAACCGCAGAGAACCCATGTGAGCAAGCCCGCCGTATCGCTAGTATCATAACCCATATACCAACCGCCGACATATGAAAGAACGAGAATGCAACAAGTGAGGGGTCTAATATTTCTAGCTAAAAAACTTTGTGATCTAGAATCAGCGACCCACCTTTTTGTTACTCCGTCAATTTCTGCGCGTTCTAACTTTAATTTTTCCAAGGCAATTAATTTATCTTGATCTGATAATTGGTTATTACCAGAAATTAACTCAGAAATTACATTCCCTGGAAGGATGGCGTCTCCGACAATTCCTAAAATTGAAGGTGCTTTATCAATTAAAAACTTGCCAACCCCTGTTTCTTTAAATGGTTTCTTTTTTTTCATATTTTAATGTTGAACCAACCGTATTAGTAAGTCCAAATAACCTTTGGTGATTTTTCACCGCCTTTATCCGTTCCATCGGAATCAACATGAATGAAATTGTCCGCAATTCCAATTCTAGTGAATCCCGCTTCGATAAGAGCGGCAAGTATGATGTGTCTTTCCCTCGAATTATTGCAAGCCAAGTCGACCGCTTTTCCAACGAGATGGCTCGAAGCCGGTTTGCCTCCAACTTTTTCATTATGTTCTTTTGTTCTATAACCTGAGGTGATTTTAAAAGGGATACCCGCCAATGTCCTAGCAAAGTCGAGCAATTCCAAAAACTCAGGACACATATTGCGACCGCTGTTCGGTAAATCAGGCGAATCAAACTCTTTATAAAGAAAGTATTGCATAATTTATTTATTTTAGAAAAAAGCATTTATAATTTTAAATATGATTATTAAACCAAAAAACCCGTGAATCATTAACATTGCGGGTTGATTTATTATCCAATATTCTAAATACTTCTGTTTAATTTTTTTTATTATATTTTTCATATCCGTGTTTTATTATTTTTATCGTCAAAATCCATCGCACTCTTTAATATTATCCTATCAAGAATATTATCGTAATTCTCCACCATTTGATTTTGTAGATTGATTATCATTTTTTCGTATTCGTCTTTATTTTTGTGTAAATTTTCTATTGTTAATTCTAATTTTTCAATTTTACTTTTTAAAGCATCAATATCGTCGGGTTTACTTCCAGTAATTGTAGAAACGACCATGGCGAGGGAAGCCGAGAGTGTGCCGACGAGCATCATAACGACCTCTTTGTTGGAATCTAAAACGGGAAATTGAATAAACCCAATGACTAAAGCCACTATAAAAAAGAATATTATAAGTGCTCCTACATATCCACGAATCTCTTTGGCAACTCCATTTTTTGGCATCATTTTTTAATCTTTTTTGTTATTGAAATTATCGTGTATATAGCTGTAAGCACTAGAACAATAAACTGAAGGATTACATTAGCCTCTTCCATTAAGCTAAATAGCAAAGCAAAACCTGAAGCCATGTAAATTCTTAAATCCATTTTTATTTAAATGCTAAATACATATATTTTTCTCCACTACCATTTGTCATTCCACTCGAAGACGGTACAGTAAATCCACCAGTATTTGTAGAATCAAAAGAAAATGGGCTAAATGAAGAACTTGTATCAGTTTTATTCAAATACATAACCTCTTCGCCTCTTACGTTATCAAATACAGCCCAGTCTTCATTTGAGGTTATTGATTTAATTATAACCATTGAGGGTTGGAATCCTGTTACAATTTGTTGAGAACTTCCAGTACCATCATAAGTGCCGACTTTTGACACTCCAGCAACGCTTGCAAAAGAATAAACAACAAAATATTGTCCACTTGCACTAGTATTTTGTAATACTTTGTTTCCATTAAACCAATTAGAACTATCTGAGATAAAAGCATTACCATCTAACGGATTGTATTTACTTTCTGAATCTAACCAACAAAACCAGTCATTAGTCGCATCTAATCTTTTCCACATAGCAAATTCAGGTGTAATACCTACTCCCACATAAGTAGATGCAGAAGCTCCAGTAATAGATTGATAACCAGTAACAGAAAATGAGCCATTGCTATTAGCATAAACTGAACTTCCCACATCTCCAACGCTATTACTTACAGCTACACCCTCTGAGCCTTTAAAACCATAAGCCATATATGTATCACCACTTTTATTTGTTCCCCACGAACCTAGACCATTATCAATAGCAATAATTGTGTTTGTAGAAACCCCAACACCTGGAGTACCAGCTGGAGTACAAGAAGTTGGAGTATTAGGAAAACCAGTTGCACAGCCACTTCCATTTCCAGAAGTTGAATTAAAGTATATATAATTATAATTAGCTCTGTAACTATCTCCCACAACCCAGCTAGCAGCTGTATCAGTATTTTTTACAAAATACAAATCTGGAGTAAAATTTATATTCCCTTCAAAAGCAAGTTGATTTGCTCCACTTCCATTATAAGTACCTGATACATCTGTAATATCGCCATCAAACCTATACAAAGACTTTGCAGTTTTACCAGTAGGAAAATTAAGATTAGAAGAATCAGCATAGGTTTCATTGTATAGTGCTGTTACTTCAGTGGAACTTAAAGCTGAGTCATATATTCTTAATTGATCCATTTGACCCCAATAACCGTAACTGCTTGTATAATCTGCTGGATTGTACATTCCTACGCAGTGGGTGTTTGATAAAGTTTGACCCCCATATGATGTATCTAAAACATAAGAAGAACCAGTGGCACTTCCATTGTGATAAACTTGAACAGAAGACGAAGAGCCTGTATAAACTAAAGCTACATGATACCAAGTATTTGCACTATAAGTAAATTTAGCTTCTGTGCTATAATTATCACTATAATTTTGAGTACTACTAAAATACCTTTCAACGCTATGAGCTGTGCCATCTGCATTGTTATAAAAATTTAAACCTACAGGGCCATAAACTGCACTAGTACTAGTGCCAAACATTCCAAATAAAAATCCTGTACCTGAAGGCAATGTATCACCAAAATTTAGCCAAAACGAATAAGTAAAATCAGTGTTACTAGCTGTGGAAATAGGCGATTCAATATCAAAATGAGCTGAAGCATGAGCAAAATCTACAGCACCCCCCAAATTACCACTCCCAATGTTAGTAGTTCCACAGCTACCATTACCAGCTCCACAATAAGAAGAGCCTGTACCCTCACCAGTATATGATGCTAAAGTTAAAACCTCACCACCTCCACCACCACCACTAGAGTCTGCTGTTTTATTTAAAAACTTTTTATTTAATGACATTATAAATTATTGGGTAAAATATATTTTGCGACATCTTGCTTTGATTTAAGTGAGTTAATTTCACCTTCTTTTGTATCGCATTCACTTCTTAAATTTGCTCTAGCATCTAATACTGTTTGTTCGGTTGAATTACCTAGCTCTTTGTCTCTTATTATTATCCAATCTGTTTTAGATAATTTTTGGTTATATACGTTTTTTAAACTCGATATTTTTGAAGCCTTCATATCTGAAAGACTAGAACTTAAAGGCTTATTGATTTTAGAAAATTTAAAAACTTTATTATCTGCATCATAAGACAAAGCACCTTTTTCATGTACTCTTACATTATAATCAGAGTGTGTAATTTCTATTGGCTCAACATTATAAAACCCATACTCTTCCAGCTCTGAGTCTGATAATTTATCAAACCCAGCTATAATATTTGAATAACTTTTAGGTAAAATTTTATATTGTGTTATTTTTTCAACGGTTTTATCTCCAGTTTTAGGGTCAATCAATAATATTCTTTTTGCTTTCATATTTTTTATTTTTTATCTATTAACTTGGAGTTGTGTCAGAAGTATAAGCCGCAACTGAATAATTAAAAATTGCATTTGTTGAATCGTCAATACATTCCACCTGAATCATATTTGTAGAACCCCCATCATAATCAACAGCACCAACTTTGTTAAAAGTTTCACTAGTTCCAGCATCACTATCAAAAGTTATAGTTTGACTTCCTGTTAAATTATAGAAAGTAATAACTTGCCCCTGTTTAAAGTTTGTAAAATCAAACTCTATTGCTCCTGTTAAGCTACTTCCCATTTTAAAAGTTGTTCCAGTTGACCAGTCAATACTTACTGCTCCTGTGTATGTAGTTATATCAACTTTAGCTGTATATCTATTCTCAATTTTTGCGTGAGATATTTGGTCATCTGCAATATGAGCTGTATCAATAGAGCCATCTGTATAATGTTCTGAATTAATTGCATCGTCAGCTATTTTAGTGCCATCTACTGCATCTGAAGCAATCATAGCAGTAGCTACTTGTACTTCAGCAATAACGCCAGTAGAAGTGTTTCCTAGAACCCTGTTAGCAGTTCCTAAGTTTTGCATTTTGGCATAAGTAACAGCATCGTCAGCAATAGTTAAAGCTGTAGTTCCTGTTACATCTCCAGTATGAGTATCAAGGCTTACAGTTACAGCTCCTACGCTTTGGTCAACTGATAAACCTGTTCCTCCTGTTATTGAATTTACTTCGCCAGTGGTTTCGTCTCCATAGATTTCATCAAAGTTTGATTGAATCTTAACCATGGCCGCCCTGAGGCTATCACCTGTACCATCGTTGGCAGAAGTTCCTGTATTTAAATTTTGTTGTGCCACTTGTTTATATTTTTAATATTCTGTATTATCTATTGTTGTTGTTGTACTATCGCATAAAAGCGAAGTAATATCTATTGTTAATGTTGAACCGTCAGCAGTTGCTGGATATATTGCCCCCCATACCGAGTCAGCATTTACCTCACCAAACCAACTGATTTTATATATTTCACCCCAACTCATAATACCCAGTCTGTTCCAAAAGATTCATAAGACGGGGATATATCCTCGTTCGTGTTGCTTGACCACTCGGGATAATTAGATTGATTAAATGACATGTGATCTAAAAATCTCGATGTATAATTTTGAGA